TTATCTCTCATGTAAATTAAATCTTGTTGTAGTAACTGTAGGTCAAGTAAAAGTATTTTTAGTTCTTGGTCAACCTTCTCACGGTTAAGCTTTGGAAGTTGTGCCCTAGTTTTTTTTACTTGTTTTAATGTAACGTCTAACTGCTTCAGCGCAGTGTGTATGTCAAACATATCATGTAACTCCTTTATCTGTAAGTTATAGCAATTTGCTTTGACCGTAAAATTATTATTAGGATCAACTTCACCTTTTGCCATAAATCTTGCTTTCTTAAAATATTCTTTATGATTCATTCGTCCTAGCAACCACGCTTTACTCATGTCGTTGAGTATGCGAACAAAAACATACTCATCGCAATCTTGGTGTAAACTAGTTTCTGCTATTGAGCAATCATAAAAATCTTTAGGAGCAGAAGTACAACGCTTTGTTTTTACATCTATTCTAACCCCGTGTTGAACTAAATCATAATTGAAAGTATTTTCCCAAATTGATTTTGTTAATCTTTTGTGTGTTAAATATTCACCTAAAACACCACTTAAATTTCCCTCTCCTTTTGTAATAGAGTTTTTTAATTTACCGATAGACTCTGCCTTTTGTTTACAAGATTCTATCATTTCTTTTGTAACTATTAGTTCTATCATTAAAACACCTCTGAAAATTCTCTGTCTGATTGCGATCGAACAATGTTTAAAGTGTTTCTTGCGCGTGTCATTCCCACATAAAATACACGTCTTTCTTGATCTCGCTGTCGCCAATACTCTGCATCAGCTTTGCGAGTTAAATCTGTTAACAGCATAACATTATCCGCTTCACCACCTTTAGACCCATGTATCGTTGATAATTTTATTCGTGGTTGTTTCCTAATATTTTCACCGCGACGTAACACAGCTCGTATGTAAATTGATTTTGTTATTGGAATATTTTTTAATGCTTCAAACCATGGCTTGTCTCTTGACACTTTTAATCCAAAATCTTTTTGCAACATATCAAATGTGTACATTTTATCTGGATCAGCATTACGCATACCTTTGTGTTCTTTTGCAACGCCCTCGCCTGTTTGTATATATACATAACAACTACGAACAGACTTTAAATCAACACCTTTACCGCGACGTAAATCTTCCCATGTTATTATTGCTCTACGTATTCTATCACTAATTGATGTTTCATCATCACGCTCAAAGTAATAACCATATATCTTTAAATCTTCTTCTAGCTTGCTTAATCTATATCTGTCCCTTGCTAACACAAGCCAATCACCTTGTTTCATATTACTTAATCGTTCAGCAGGATAAATGTTTACTTCACCTGTATCATCCCGTGATGTCCATTCTTTGTCCACCCTATCTTCTATTCTCTTAATTAATTTGTTTGCTTTTGCATGAATTAATTGTGGTAAACGATAAGATTTATTTAAAATTGTTCTAGACCCTTCCATGTTTATAAGAAACTCTGGTCTTGCACCTGCCCATAAATATATTGCTTGATCGTCATCACCAGCTATATAAACACGTTTTGCATTACTAATAATTCTTTCTATCATCTTCCATTGTAACCAACTTAAATCTTGTGCTTCGTCAACTATTACCACGTCGAACTTAGGCATGAGATCGTAGTGCTTTTTGTTAAAGTCTACGATCATGTCAGTCATGTCATACTTGTTTCGTGCTTGCTTATATTTAATTAAAGCTTCATCAATGTAATTAAGTTTTGTTAAACCGCCTTCTAAATGTCCTATGTTAGGATCATTAAAATAATTTTCTGATGTAAGTCCTCTTATCTTTGCACCATCTATAACTTGCATAAACACATCATCTGGAAAACCAGCACCGTACTTTTTAATATTATTATTAGGATTACTTAACTTAATTTGTAACTTATTAGATAAGGTTCTGTAATCTTCATCACTCATAATGTTTTCTTCACGCAAGTGTAACTCTCTGTATGCAAGACTATGCAATGTTCTAAAATTCATAAAGTCTTTGATACTGTAATTTAATTGTGAAACAGCACGCGATAACGCTTCATCCGCCGCTTGATTTGTAAAGGCAAGGTAAGCAATCTTGTTCGGCGGCACGTTGTTTTGTTTCAACTCTTTTTCTACAATACGTAGCAAGTGTGTTGTTTTACCTGTTCCGGGCGGTCCAAATATAATGTTTCTCAAAACGGTGTGTCCTCTCCCATGTCTGGTGTTTTTAATTCATCTTGATTCTTTCTTTGCCAAGGCAGATACCAAAGATAAGCTGTTTTACCTTTTATCTTACGGCGTCCATCGCCGCCACCTAATTTATTTCTAATGTGAGCCATCATTTCTGTAGAATTAAAATCTTTAAAATCATTCTTTTTTAAAAACTTCTGTAACCAATCTGATTTAAAATATGCTGTCATCTTGTTTACTTCTACTTGTTTTTCTGTTCCGTTGTCCTTGATCTTTTCTACATACTTACGTTCTTCAAACAACGCTTTACCTATTTCTATCTCATCGATGTGTTCCGCTTCACCTTGGTCCTCTAAGAATCTTTCTAGTAAACTTTCAAACCTACCAGCTTTCGTTATCTCATGTGGCATCTGTATTACTTCTACAACTTCTAATAATGTTTGTAGTCTTGTGTCCCAATCATTTGGTCTCATTAAGTTTGGCATAATATTAATTTCATTCATACATGCTTTTCTGAACTTGTGTTGGTCGTATAATTGCTCTGTCGATAGTTTTAATCGTCTACCGTCTATGTTTAAGAACCATGTAGATTCATCACTTTCAAACTTTGTTAAATCACTTACTTGATGTTCAAATGAATTACCGATACCGTATTGTCTAGCACGACACTGTAACGGTGAACATACTGCGCACATCGGTTGATCTTTACATTTGTATTGATAATCTTTTCGTTCATGTTGTCTAATTGTCTTTTGCACTTGTTGCGAAGGTAGTGGTGGATCCATGTACTTGTGATTAAATTCATCTATCTTAGCTTGCCACTCTTCTGGCCACTTCTTTTTCGCGTACACTGCATACTGATACAATGTATTATCTCTACCACCTTGCGGTATACCTTGTGTCATTAACGTGGCAATGCACGGCGGTCCGTCGTTTAATTCATCTAGTTGTACTTTTCTTTCTACTTTAAAATTTATTAAATCTTCTTCCGATATGCAGTATTGATCATAAAGATCGAAGAAATTATTAAGGTTAAGGCTAGTCCCGTCATCATTAAAAGAATAACGTAAGCTATCATCACCGCCATGATAGGGAAGATTAAGAAAATTTCCAGTGTCCCCTCTGTCTGCTTTGATTTCAATTTGTTTTGGAAATATTTCACAGTTCGCATATCCAAGTTCTCCTGCCCATTCAATTAATTTGTCTCTAATAATTTTAGCTTTTATAGGATTTTTTGTAAATAAAAATACATGTGCACCACCACTCTTTGATCTACACATAACAAGTGGTAGTTTTAATTCTCTGATTTTTCTAATTATTTTTTTGTGATCAAGTGGATATGTGTCAATATCTATGCAACCCCATATACAAGTAGAATCATCACGTATTGGTATAATACCAAGACTAGGGTCTTTACCTTCTATGTGGTCTATCCATAGTTTATCGGTTACGGGCTTTTTTAATATGTAAGCTTGACCACCAGCTTTTCCATTTACTGATTGTCCATCACTTTTATATTGTCCATAAGCACGATCTAAACCGTAAAATATACTTTTAAACTTCTTTATTCGATCTTCCATTCATATCCTTGTTAAGGGGCGGTTGCCCGCCCCGTATTATTAAAATGGTACTTTTTGATCGGTAGGAACTTCTTGTTCGTGTTTAACCTTAACCTCTCCTTTGTTAACACTTTCAGCAAATTGCTTTGCTTGTTTATAGTGACCAACATTTTCAAGTGGTTCTTCTCTACTAATTTCCCAACCAAACCAGTTTCCTTTGTCATTACCTTCTTTTACAGTTTTTAATCTGTAGTAATGACTATAAGAAGGAGGAATAAATGGTCCATTCTTACCCTGCAATCTTAAGTTAAGCATCATGGAGTTCCATTTTTTGCTCTTTTTAAACTGTGTTGATTTAAAAGTAATAACAGCGGGTGTAGCCTCTCCGTTCACTAATAAAACATAATGATTAGCACATGTTTCAATATAATTACCGTTCTCCAAACGATCCTTATTATTTTCATCACGAGTTGTTTTTGTCAGTATGTCACTAGACGAAGTGTAAAGGTTTACAGGTTTACCTGTTGAAGGTTTACCTCTATCAACCCATTCAACGTAATCACGTTGATACGCACAAGGTATAACTTTAACACCGTCTGATCCTTTATAAAGAGTTTCTGTAACTGAATTATAAATCATCCCCGGCCTTGCATCTTCTATATCTTGAAGTTCCGGTGACAGCGGTTGTAGAATTTTTAATCTTGGTGTCGCTAAATCCTCTTGAGTAATATTTTCTAACCCGCTATGCGCGTCAGCTTCCATTAACTCTAGATTTAACGCTGGTAATTTAGCTTCTGTTTTTTTTGCAATATCCTTTGCCATATTTTCTCCTTTTACTTTTTACTAATTTTGGTTTCGGCACCAACAAAGATTCCGAAGGTTTCCATAGGTATATCCACACCTTCTGCAATTTGTTCTCTAACAAACGCTTTAAGTGTCATAGGCTCTACCCATATTTTTTGTTTAGGCTCGTAACCCAACGACTTTATGTTATCAATAAACTTTCCAGCCGATTGATCCTCACCCTTACCGAACTCGGCAGATATTTGATTCTTAATCAAATCGCCGTGTCCACGATCACGTAACCACTGAAACGCAGTTTCGCGATGTCTTACTGGA